AACATCATGGTTACCTACCACAACATTTACAGCAATATGTTCTTTTAATAGTGGAAGGATAAAATTGTCTTTGACATTCTTGAGTGTCACATAGTTTACATACTTACGGCGATCCATAAGATCACCAAGGTGCATTACTTCAGTGATACCATTCTCTTTTAGATATGGAAGAAAAACATCATAAAAGAATTTGTTTTGGAAATTTGCAACTACGGCAGAGTCATTCCTTACTCCGTAATGTGAATCAGTTATTAAAGCAATTTTCATACTTATTCCTCAATAAATTCTTCCAAACCTTGTTTCTTAGGTTTGATCACTTTTCGTTTTTCAATACTTGCTTCGTAATTGGTTACAAAATTATTCATATATGAGTTATTTAGATCAATATATGCTGCATCGCCTGAGTCACCATCATTCTTATCCATTGCAGTACCATGGATAACTGAGTTCTCAATGACCTTGTGTTTGATATATAGTTGCTTTTTCTCTTTTTCAATACGACGAAGAAATGCAAACCAGATGATTTGTGTAAAATATGCAAATGGATTACTAGACTTGTCTGGATCAAAGTTACCTAATGCTTGAATTGCATTTTCAAGACCATCACTGATCATATCATCTTTATAACTATAACCAGAGAAATTTGGCCTTGATGCTAGACGTGTGGATATTTTATATAAACACTCACCAATATATCTTGGAATTCTTGGTAACTCATCCGCAGAGTTTTCCGCCTCAGTGCATAATTTTTTGTAATCAGTAACAGCTTTTAAAAATTCCGCATTATTAATATAATTTACTTTTGCCATAATAGCTCCTTCTATACTCAATATAACACAACTATTAGGTTATGTCAATCACTTTTTTTCTTAGGCAATGCTCTTTTTGGTTGACATCATCTAGCCTGGTGTTATAATGAATTATGGATTCAAATAATATTAATGTTTGATACTTGTTTTGGATTCAATCATGGCAGAGAATATATTCTCTAGACTATCAATATCTGATTCTAAATCAAGTGACATATCATTCTTTGTAACGTAATCAACATACCATTCAATTGAGTCTTCATTTGCACCAGTAATAAAGAATATATCAGTCTTTTGAATTTCAACTTCATCATCACTGGAATAATACATCCAATTCTTAGCATAAATTCCAGTGTTAAGTTCTGATACTAGTTTAATTGGTGCTTTTAACTTAATAGATGATTGATTTATATGATCTTCAACAAGTTGTGCTATAAGATCTTCACCATTCTTAAGTTTAATATTCATAATCTCCATCAGTATTATTCCTTAAGGTCTATATTATATAGCTTGAACTCAAACCCTTCATCTGTATAGATTCGAACACGTTCCATAAAATGTTGGATTGCAAAGTTTTTATATGTCTTGTACTGTAAATCATCTACAATGTCATATAGTGTTGCTTTATCTTTTCCATTACCACGTCGTAATACACGACCTATGCTTTGAAGATTTCGGATTTTACCTTTTGAAGGAGATGCAAAAATAATATTGTCAAGACGCTTAATGTTGACACCAGTGCTAAAAGTACCATAACTGGCAAGGATAATATTATCACCACTAGATTCAACAATGCCACGTATAGACTCTCGAATCTCAGCATCAACTCCTCCATGAACGAAATGGATTTGTTTTTCGGCATGATGCAAAAGAGGCTCAAGCACTTTACCATGTTTCTCAACAAACTGAAATAGAATGAGGGTATTGCCTTTAAGGTTCCAAGCCAAATTTCTAATATACTTGTTTCTGGCTTCATTTCGTACGATCCAATCTATTTCATCCTGATATGATTTATTCTTATTTATCTTTCGTGTAGCATCAGAATAACCAAGTACAATTGCCTTGATATCAAACTCTGCCAATGTTTTATCATCAATAAGTTTCTTTGTGCTTGTGACTTGGAATACCTGACCAAACAAGCCTTCAAGGACTAATTTGTGTGTCTGTGTATCATCTAAGGTACCTGTGAACCCATATCTGTATTTGATATTAGGAGCTTTTTCCATAATACCAGTCAATGACTTTGCTTTTGCAAGGTGTGCTTCGTCGACAATCACAACATCAAATTGGTCAAACCATGCCTTTGGCATTTTATAGATGGACTGCCAAGTTGTAATAGTGTAAGGTGATTTTGATGCTTTATCAACACCAGCCATAATTCTATGAATGTCTAAGTCTTTACCTTTATTGTAATCTATAAAGTCTGACGACATTTGGTGTACAAGAGACGTTGTAGGAACAATAACAAGGACTCTACGATCTTGCTCGACATGGAATCGTGACAGAATATAGATGATAAAGGATTTACCAGAAGCAGTTGGTGATAATAGTAACCCACGGTTATTTCTTAATGCATGTACAATAGCATTGTTCTGATATTCTCTTGGTTCAAATTTACAGTCAAACTCTTTTGACAACTGAAACCCATAATCGTCATCAATCTTATTTAATGGCCATACATCCTTTGATGCAAGTTCAATATCATAGTCATGGGTTTTACAAAATTTAGCAATCTGTGGAATGAGTCCAGCATAAATGAGTCCAGTCATTGGATTGAGAAGTCGAATCTTTCCATCCCAGACTTTGTTCCGCACAGCCGGCATGAACTTAGCACCTGGAACTTCAAATGTAAAGTAAGCAGACATTTCCATCTTTGTTGATGGATCTGCCACTACTCTCACAAATATCTCATTCACTTTCTCAATAACGACTTTTTCCATTATGCACCTGTTCTAAACTTCTCCCAGTCAAGAATATTCTTGAGAATAAAGTTACGATTGTTGATTTGTTTGATAATTGATTCTAGATATTCTACTACTGCTTCCTGAAGTCCAATCTTTAAAGACATATTAATTACATCTTTATCTGATTCAAGATACATTGGAATATCGGCACGAAGAATCTTAAGTGGTTGTTGCGGCCAACCGTATTCTTTTAACTCTGTACTATCTAAAGTACCATTATAATAATCAGTCTTGAGTTTGGTGAGTACTTTATAATCAGATTTAAGTTTTTTGAGTCTTAAACCTTCTTCAGAATACCACCTAAAGTATTTGTTGTGAAGTTTTGGAATGTCTGCAGAGTTTCTAGATATGTCTGCAATATCAATGGCTCCGTCTTTAGCCCATTCATTATATAGATCTTCAAGTTTCATCTCATTCCCCTATGGTATATGCAGCCAATTGCTATTATACACTATAAAAGATCAAATGTCAACAATTTCAAATGTAGTATATCTAAATCCAATAGTTGTTGTTACATATTCTGTAGTAGAATTTGTTGTCGACATTTGAATTGATGATATTGAAACTGGAAATAAATCGGCAAACCTAAATTCAATAGTAGCATTACCTTTACTATTTAAAACAATAAGAGATGCATCTGAAAATTGACCACCAGCCGTTTCTAGTTCTTGATATTGCATAAAATCATTTGTTGGTGCCAAACCTGACATCCAATTATAGATTTCTTTATAACAAACAAGATTTTCATCAATTGCCACTGTCAATAATAACTCATCATATGATAGTTTATTGCCAGGTCTATTAATTGATGCAAATGGTGTTGCCTGTATTGTTGTGTCAATATTCAATCCTGGAATATTAGCACCTTGAACAAAAAATTGAACATTTGGAAGACGCTTAATTGTAAAGTCAAAATTCTTAGCGTTAAAAAAATTCTGTATCATATATGTAACCTTTGTTTGTCATACATACTATTTATAGACATAAAAAAAGAGGCGCCGCGGCGCCTCTAAGGTGGTCCAATAACTTATTAGACTTATTAAAGAATGTTGGTAACCGAAATACGACGGTAATATTCGTTGGTGTTTGCAGTAAGAGCACCCTGAGTAGTTGCAGAGGTACCATCAGCAAATGGGTTTGAAACCATACCGTAACGAGTCTTAAAGCCGATTTTTGGTTGGACGTCAGATTCACCAACCGCACGAACCATTTGTAGCGGAACGTATGGGCAATAGAATAGACCTGCGTCGAATGCAGATGCACCCTTATAACCAACAACAGCATAGTTACCACCAGCATATGGGTCGATATATACTTTGTACTTACCGTTTAGAACACCAGCAAAAGTATTACCTGTATCGTCGATACCTAGGTTGTTTGCAAGTGCTGGGGTATAGTCAAGAACACCAGCCATTTGAAGTGCAGAAGCAACATCAGATGAACAGATGATTACGTTACCACGACCACGGCGAGTAGACTTAGCAATCTGGTTAGCTTCACGCTCAATTTGGAACATCAAGCCCTTGAACTTTTCAACTGACCAACGGCCGTTTGAGTCAACATCAAGGTCAAACACACCAGCAGTTGTAACACCTGAGTTAGCACCACGAACAGCTGTGTTATAAACTGTGCGAACAACTTCACGGTTGATTTCCGCAAGGATTTCAGACTGTAGGATGTTTGCAAGTTCTGTTTCAGCGTCAAGACCGTGAATAGCTTTCAAGTCTTGTGCAAGTTCAGTTGTGTATTCTGCTTTCAATGCGCGTGTTTTTGCAGTTACAGAAACTTTTTCTAGTGAGAAGCCCATTTGTGCAAAAGCGGTATTTGCTTCAGCAACAGATGTTGACATACCAGTACCAGTGTTTGCAGTGTTTGCAGTACCAGTTGTACCAGCAAATGTACCAGCACC